CTGGTTTGTTGTAGTAAGTGTTACAGTGAATGTACCTGTTCCATCATTTCCATATGATCCAGCAGCAACCTCATTAGAATAACTTCTAATTACTCTTTCATAATCTTGGAACTCATATAATGTTCCGTTGACTAGGCTAGTAGAAGCGCCATCCTTCGAGAAGAAGTTAGTACTATTAGCAGTTCCCTTGAATGAAAGAGAAGTGAATGTGTTAATCGGTTCCATGATAGAGAATCTAGGAACAATGCCATGATAAATTGGATTATTCACAGAAGCAATGGTAGCGTTTGCAACTCTATTAGTTTCTGTAATTAACGAAGTATTAGATCTATCAGATACTCTATAGATGTTAACGTTTGCTAAATGAGTGTTGTTAAATCTACCATTAGACTGATCGATGTATATTGTTCCAGTGAGCTCATCTAGATATTGGATAACACCAAATGGATATATAGTGTTATTTGTAGTAAGAACTGCACCTGTTGTTGTATTCTGTGCATACACAACATCACCAACTTGAGGAGCAACACCAGAAGTCTTTCTTGAAATTACATTTGCAGTCAGATAATCATCTGTGTCGTTTCTGAATGTTACTGTAGCAGAATTATATTTAAACTTAGCTCTATAAAGATTAAACTTAATATCAGAGGACTGAATTGGTGACCACGACATACCATCTGACGATACGTACATAATGCCAGGATAAGGTTGCTGAGTTATTGCTCTGTTCGTAACAATATCAGTACCACCTACCTCAGAAATCCAAATCTCATAATCAGGATTTGATCCATCAGGCTCTACGTAGAAGAAATAAGTTTGATCTGATTGAACTAGACCAGGATATTCAAACTTAAATCTAGTTTCTGCAGTAGAGTCATCACTCACTGTAATGCTACTACTAGGAAGATAACCACTACATACAACTTTAGAAATGTCTGGAACACCTGCTACAGTCTCACAAACCTTTAATGTTGCTCCAAGTGTATCACTTTTTTTCTTGAAGAAGACGCCAATTTCTGTTAGGTACAAACCAGGAACATTGATATCATTTGTTCCATTAATAGAAAATGTTTGACCAACTGGATCTCTTCTTCTAGGAGGAATTACTTGAGTCCAACTCTGCGTAAAATACTCATTCCATGTAAATGGTTCAAAAGTTGGATTCTTTACGTTAAATGTCTTTGATGATCTGGTAAAGGAAATGTTAGAAGCAGAATATACGCCTTCTGCAGAAGTAATGATTGCATCTGTTGACTTTATATTATCAACATTTACTAACATAAATGTTCTATCACCTGTTCTGAACGTTTGAGCAGGAATAGTGAAGAGTATATAAACTGCACCTTTGCTATCCGACTTAATTGTACCACCTAAAGCACCATTAGGAACGATCAATGTATTTTCTTTACCAGCGGCAAGAAGTGCTAGCTTATCGTTATCGATGTCTCCACCTGCAGTTGCATATGCGGAGTTTACTTTACCTTGCTGACAGAAAGCACTAACATTAACACCATCAAAGTATGGATATAATGTAGTATTTGGTCTCATACCAGTTGCAATAACGCAAATAGTCTTTGAAGCCATATAAGGTAGTACTGATATATCAGAAACAATATCACCCAGGTTTGTTTCAACCGCCGATGACTTTACAGCAATATCAGACAATGTTGTAGTAGTTGTCTGAGAGAAATAGTTGAAAGTAGTTCCACCAGAAACTGTTGATTTGGTTAAAACTGGAGGAGCTACGGAAACGTTATCAATCTTCTGTGCAATACCTGTTGCAAGGAATGCTTCAAAAGCGCCTGCTAGATCTACAGTAATATTTTGAGGAGCACCCTGAGTAATATCTCTATTAGCATCGTAGCTAGGATAGAGTCGAAGAGTACCCTGCCATTTATAGAAAGATTCTGTACAATTTCTATACTTAGTAGCATAGGGGTTCCCACCAAGCACTTCACTATCATAGTCAATCATAAGATAACGACCAGCTATCTTATACTGAGAACTAGAAAGAGGCTGAAGTTTAAAATCAAAAAATAATTCGTTGAATGTGGGTCTTGCAAGCGAATTGATACTACTAATTGCTATACGGTATTCACTATCGTTAGTACGACCCATCGAATGATCGTTTAGAGGATCAGCAAAAATACCGTTCTTAAATCTTTCAATATTACCAGAAGCATCTCTAATAGAGAGAGTCTTTGCATCAAGCTCAAGCGCGTTAAGTGCAGAGTAATACTCGAGTCTTCTAAGGCGATCTTCAAGAGCGCCAATATCGCTCATTGTATAGCCCTTAATAGTCTTAATATTAACTTGTACGGCTAAGTCTTTTCTATTATAACCCATATTATTCAGCTTCTTTAAATGTTAATGAAGGATAAGGTGGAACATAAATTTCTGCAATTTTTAATCCTGTTTTATTTATTGCAGGCAATTTAGGATCAGCAGCTGGTTCACCTTTTTTAACACTAAGGGATCCATCGCCATTAACGAATACCAAATCTCTTCTAGGAAGATAATATTCAATATTATAATTCATGTTTGAATCTGGTTCTATTGAAACAGGACCAGTTAGTGATACAGCACCTACACCACTTATTGCAGTGAAGAATGTGCTAGAGTTTGCTGAAGGATTTACAGTTGCTGCAGTATCTGTAGTTGCAAGAACAGCTGTGTTGGCAACATAAGGTCTAACGTCAATACTATTTCTTAAATCATAAATTAGACCCTTATCTGTGGTGTACAGAGGAATTTCTGCAGTAGCAATTGCAGAGGTATTTGCTGTATTTGCATCATCAATAGGATATGAATCTTCACTGAAGAACAATGCAGCAGTTGAAGTTGCATTTGGAGTAAGATGATTCATTTTAACTAGAAGTCGAGAAGCAGAAGTTAGTGAACCAGCATACTGAGGCTTTAATCTCAGCTTTGCAATATTATACATATTGTCTTGCTGACCAGTATCTAATTCAAACCAACCAGATCTATCAGTGTTGGTAGTAGAATATGTTGCACCAACATGTACGTTGGCAACTTTATATACATCAGGCCATCCCAATGCCCATGGACCAGTAGTTCCTGCAGTAGAGCAATCTATTTTTACAAACGTATTCTTTCTTACTACCTTTGGGGTGGGTTGTGCAGTATTTCTAGTAATTGGCATTTGAAGAAGAACTTTATAGCCATTACTATCAGGGAAGAAAGTTTTAAAGCTAGCAGTAACTGATTGTCTATTTACAGCAGGAGTTATGTCTGCTGCTCCAAGAGCAATATCAAATTGTGTTCCAGCTTTGAGGAATTTTTTAGCAAAAATTGATGTACCACCTGCAGTGCTTTCACCCACCAAACGTACTTGGTTAATGTTTGGATATGAAACAACTGTATGATACGTTGGAGATCCAGTAGTATTAGAAATTAATACGCCCGTTCCAACTGGAAGATAATTGAAAGAAGGATTTCCAATCTGTACTGCAGACGATTGAATAACAGTAAATCCACCTGTATTAGATTGTATAGTAACATCAGAAGCTATATTGGCAGAGAATGCATTTGAAGCTAGAGTAACATTAACATAATTTTTATTAGTTTCAGATAGTGCAGCACTTCCTCCAAAATAAGAAAGATCAGGGCTAGGCATAGTAAACGTGGCAGATGATGTTCCTATTCCAGGAGGAACGCCACCTGTGCCTGCAGCTCCAGGCACTAAATCTGCTTGGATTGTTTGTCTATAAACTACTTGAGTGCTGTTAACTCCAGTATTTGTAGTGAGTCTTCTTACTCCAGGTACTCCTAGAGGATAGACAAACGTTCTATTATCTTGACCAAATACTTCTATTTTACCATCGGCAGTATTAGCAACAATATCGCCAAACACTGGACCATATGATCCTGAAGCAACATAAATGCTTTTTGCATTAGAAGCAAATGAAGCACCTGGATTCATTCTTACATTGTAAAAATAAACCTGATAAGTTGCGTTTGCAGTACCCTTCATTCCTGAACCAGGAATGTAAGTGATAGCTCTAATATTGGCATTACCAACAGCTACTGCACCACCAACTATAGAAGATGCACCTTGGTTGTTGGAAAGAATAGCTTGGTTAGCACTTAAAAATTGAATTTCTTGGAGACCATCAATATTAAGTGTACCGGCAAGATTTCTTACTTTAATATAGTTACCCATATTCAAAGTAATAGCATTATTGTTTGCAGATGTAGTAGTAACAGCCCTTGCTACTTCTATCTTCTTTGGTGATTGATATTCAATTCTCTGACCATCTACATATGCAATACCAGGTGATACGTTGTAATAAAAAGATTGAGTGTTTGATTCATGGGCAGAAACATCAATCTGGAAAGGTCTAACAGCAAAGTTGCCAGAAGATTCAAAAGTTCTATCACTCATTGACTTTCCAATCTTGGAAAGAACGAGATCGTATTCTTTGCTTATTACAGGTCTACCTGTTCCACCTTCAAAGTCAAGAATAGTAAGGAAGCTATCTGGAATAGTAATCTGAGTATTAGTAGAATCATAGTGGATTGGTGAAGGTACCAACTTCAATCTGTATGCACCTGGAGCACTATAGTTTGTACTTCCAGTTGAGTTATCGTATAATGATTCATCAGCAGCTGGCTTAATAATATACTCAGCTGTATTAAATCCTACTTTTATACCAGCAGCATTGGAGCTGTTTTCTTTGATAACGATGTTAGTAGGAAGAGTCTTTAAGAAAAAGCCCTTTTGATAGATTACACCTGCACCCACGTGAATACCATAACCAACACCTAATGCATTAACTGTGCTATTGGATGTAAGCGTATAAATTGATCCAATACGCTTGGATGGAACTAAAGGTCCAACATGACTTTGTGTTTCATTATAAACATCAATCTGCTCGCTAGAAGTACTAAACTTCTTTACTTCAATGCCGGCATTGTTACCTGAGTTCAAGTAAAATACATATGCTCTATTTGTTTCTAGGCTACCACTGTTAACAGCAGATTCTGCACCCTGGTAAGCTCTGAATACAAGGGCTCTTAAACCGGTTGTGTTTGAAACAAGAACATACGACTTACCAATATCATATGTCGTATTAGCAACATCGTCAGAATAATTTACAGTTAGTAATCCAAAATCCATTGTAGATGAATTACTATCTTTAAACTTTACTTGATCTATATTAGGATATTGTGAGAAAGTACAACCTTCAACAATCGTACCATCTTTGTAAACGCTGTCTCCAAAGCGAGAAATCTGCTTTTGGAGCATGGTCTGTAATTGAGTTAATTCTCTGGCTTGAACTGCTGTACCTGGACGAAACAGTATTCTGTAATACTGCTTATCCTCATCATAGTCATCATAAAAAGGAGGTACATTCAAATTGGTTTGTAAGTCAGCCATCTTTAACCCTTAAAAATTAAAATATAACTTCACTGCTTCGGAAGCTATACCCTGTCTGCTAATTGGTTCTAAATTCTTGTAATAAAATACTTCAGAGGAATAGGGAACTAGATCTTTGTTATTTATATTGGAAACAATAACTATTTTACCGGAAGTCAACGACACTAGTGTTTCGAATGGTTGAAATGTTCCAGTTTCACCTATAACATATAAACTAGAAGTATTCATGTAAGCAACTGTTGCGGTTGCCTTACTATTGATACCTTGAACTACTTCACTCTCATCAAATAATGAAGGTGCACTTACAATTCCAAAATTAAGAAGCTGGTTAAAAGTGTTTTCCTGATAAAGTTTATTATTAGCAGAAGCCTTTGGATTATAAACCAAAGAAACTTGTCTATACTTCAGCCAGTTAGGAATATTATCGTTGAGGTTTGTTACTACAGAAACACCAAGAGTCTCACAACCTAGTTCTGTAACTGGATCTGATCCATGTCCACCAGGTGGAGAGATAATTGTATGTGCAGCTGCAGAAGAGCCAAATTCTGTATTAGAAATGATGGTGACATCAGCGTAAGTATAATCAAATCCTCTATTGACTACTTCTATAGTAGTTATTTGACCAGATAGAGCGTTTACAGTAGCAATAGCTTTAGCATCTGTTCCATCACCAGAAATGTATACTTGTGGATCTATTCTATAGAGAGATGTACTATCAATATTTCTAATTGCATTATTAGTAAATACAAACTTACCAGATGAGTTCACTACATAGTCAGTAATTGTAGAAATGCCACCTGTACCACTACCAGAGTAAATGTAGAAAGTTGATTTAGTGTAGGCACCACTTATTGAAGATGCATTGGAGTTGGCAATTTTGAACACGTTATTGCTAACTAAAGAATCAATAGATCCATTAGCATTAATATAATTGTTACCGCTCGCATCTACTTTAATAACGTGAATAGCACCTGATTCAGCAAATTGAACGACAGCTTGATCTGGTACAATTGGAAAATATTCGTCTGTAGAAAATAGTTTACCCTTGGCACTATTAACTGTAAACAAATATTTCCACTTATAACCATCAGCAGTGTTAAAGTCGCCGTTGTTAATGGTGAGATTTGGTTCTACAGTAGAAGCTGCACCATAGTTGTTAAACAAGCACTTATAAACTCGGTTATTGCTGTTTATAATATAATATTGTCTGTCGTAGATATAAGGATCTGTGTGATCAAAATAATCATAAACTGTTCCTGAAGTCCAATTCTTTCTCTTTGCAATGTAACTCACATTATCAGGCAAAACTTTTTTACCAAAGAGAAAATCTCTATTGATATTATACTGTGATTCTTTAATTGATGAATTAGGAGCAGGAGGATTGGTATCCTCAGGCCATTCAAAAAACTTGCCAAAGGCAACATAATAGTTTGAGCCATTGCTACTTACATCAGTAACAAACTCTTCAATAAACTTGTTCTTAATATTTTGAGTAAAAATACCTGTCATTATGTTACCGTAATTGAGTCTACAACAATATCTAAGTTAAGTTGGTTGGTATCGATGATAACTGGTTTACCAAAGACTCTATTACCAACTGGATGCATAACTTGTTTCAATACATTAAAGTATTTATCGAGAGATTTTTCTAACTGTATTTCATACGAGAAATCTTGATAATAATTACTGTCTGTAATATATTTGTCTGAATTTAAGAAGCCTGAAGTATCTGTCCAAGTACCTTCTTCTGATCCAATGGCACCTAATTGAATTGTCATAGTAGATGTCAGTTGAGAATTTGCTTCGTTTGTAAAGAGAAGTTCTTCACTATCATTATATCCAAATCCAGAAGAAAGTAGTCTTACAGAACCAATAATTCCGTTGCCAGCAGCAAGCTTTCCAGAGATTATAGCATTATTACCCCACACCGATCCATCGCTTCTCATAAATCCATAACCGTATACTCTTCTTTCAAACACTCTTGGATTTACATTTCCATCATAATTATGAGTGCCAGAAGTAACAGCAGTGAGTGATGCAATAGAACCTACTGTAAGGTTAGCATAAGATAATGCATTATCAATAACAGAAGATAGTGATGAATTGAAAAGGTTAGGACCATAGGATGTTGCATTTAACGCAATATTAACATATCCATCAGCAAGCCAATTAGTGTTATATCTGAAATTAGTAGTATTGGATATTTCTTTTACTGCAAAACTAGCACCAGATCCTTTTGTATTAGCACCAGGAAGTATGGTTACTGCAGAGTTAACAGCATAACCATAACCACCATCTACAATCTTAAAGTTCAAATAGCCTTGAGCTTGAGTTGCATCCTTGATAGTGCTTACTTCAAATCTCAATCCTTCACCAGTAGTATTATTACTGGAAAGAATATCTCCACCATCAAAATCTTCTGCAGATTCAATGTTGGTTGCACTTACAGCAGAGCCAATAACCTTGGTGGCATTCTTAATATTGAGACCTTCAAAAAGAAGATATTCACCAATTATAAACGAAGAACCTGAAGGACCTGGATATATGTCAGTAAGATAAAATACATCAGATACACTAGTACCAGTATATACTTTAACTGCATCTGTAATGAATGCAGTTGCACCTGAAGTGGATCCTCTTACATTTTTTCTATTATAGGAAGGATTAGAATCTCTAATTTCTACTTCCATATATTGTTTTCTTTGCCACTTCCCATCAGATGTCTTAAGCATATCTACTTTGGGAATAAAAATCCCTAC